CAAGATTGGGCAAAGTTTGATATAACCAATAGAACAAAGTACGATGCCTCAATTAGTTCGGGTCTTGCTATTATGGCTTGTCAGAAACATAAGTACCTACCCGAAAAAACAAAGTCAAAAATAAGCATTAACTTTGCAAGGTACAATAATAAAGGAACTACAAGTGAAATAATAAGATGATAAAGAATGTCAACATATATAGCACAGGGTTTCCTGATCAATTAGCATCCAATGCAGAAAAGGATTCTGAAGAGTTTGGATTAAAGGTAGGTCAGGCTATCCAATATGAGTGGTTTAAGAGAGATTATGGTAACTGTAGATTTTACAGCAATTGGCAGGAGTTTCACAGACTTCGGCTATATGCTAGAGGCGAGCAGTCCGTTAGGAAATATAAAGATGAAATAGCAGTTGATGGAGATTTGTCCTATCTAAATCTTGATTGGACTCCTGTACCTGTGATCCCTAAGTTTGTTGACATTGTAGTTAATGGAATGTCCGACAGGTTATTCAAAGTAAAGGCTTATTCTCAAGATGCTTTATCTCAGGAAAAAAGGAGTAAGTATCAAGATATGATTCAAGGTCAAATGTTGGCTAAAGAAATGTTGACTGTAATACAGGAGAACACAGGAATCAATCCATTCATGACACAGGTTGAGGAGTTGCCAAATGACGATGAAGAACTTGGGTTGTATATGCAGCTTAATTATAAACCTGCTATTGAGATTGCAGAAGAGGAAGCTATCAATACAGTTCTTGAAGAGAATCACTACTTAGATTTACGCAAGCGAGTAGACTATGACCTAGCAGTATGTGGTCTAGGTATAGTAAGGCATGACTTTCAGCAGGGATCAGGTGTAGAGATTTCGTATGTAGACCCTGCAAATGTAGTATACAGTTATACTGAAGACCCACACTTTAAAGATTGTTTTTATTGGGGCGAAGTCAAGAATGTACATACATCCGAGATATACAAAATTAAACCCGACATCCGTAAGGATGAGATGGAGTTAATACAGCAAGCAAGTCAAAGTTGGTATGACTATCATAACTTAGAGCAGTTCTATGACAACGAGTTATTCAGTAGAGATACTGTAACTCTTTTGTATTTCAACTACAAGACCACCAACAAGATTGTCTACAAGAAGAAGATGATGGACACAGGGGGAGCAAAGGTTATAGAGAAGGATGACACATTCAACCCTCCACAGGAGATGTTGGAAGAGGGAAGGTTTGAAAAGATAGAGAAGACTATCGATGTATGGTATGATGGTATAATGGTTATGGGTACGGACATAGTTATAAAGTGGGATATGTCTAAGAATATGGTTCGACCAAAATCTGCATCTCAACACGCACTACCTAATTATGTTGCAGTAGCACCGAGAATGTACAAGGGTTCTATCGAATCGTTAGTGAGAAGGATGATCCCTTTTGCTGACTTGATACAGATTACTCACTTGAAGTTACAGCAGGTTATATCAAGGGTAGTTCCCGATGGTGTATACATTGATGCTGATGGACTTAATGAAGTTGACTTAGGTACAGGTCAGGCATACAATCCCGAAGATGCTTTGAGGTTGTACTTCCAAACAGGTAGTGTAATCGGTAGGTCCTACACGCAGGATGGAGAGTTCAATAATGCGAGAGTTCCTATTCAACAACTAAATTCAAATAGTGGTGCAGGTAAGGCTCAGATGCTTATATACAACTACAACCACTATCTAAATATGATAAGGACTTGTACAGGATTGAACGAAGCTAGAGATGCTTCAACTCCTGATGCTAACTCATTAGTAGGATTACAGAAGTTGGCAGCATTGAACTCTAATACAGCGACTAGACATATACTTGATGGCAGTCTGTATATTTTCAGAACAATATCTGAGGCATTGACATACAGAATTGCAGATATATTAGAGTATTCAAATTTCAAGGATGACTTTATAAATAAAATAGGTAAGTACAATGTATCTATACTTGACAGTATATCTGATCTATACATCTATGATTTTGGAATCTTTATAGAGATATCTCCTGATGAGGAGCAGAAGGCTATGTTGGAGCAAAATATTCAGATGGCATTATCAAGGAACGATATAAACCTTGAGGATGCAATAGACATAAGAGAGATAAAGAACTTGAAGGTAGCTAATCAGTTGCTAAAGTTGAAGCGTAAAGCTAAACTAGAAAAAGAACAGCAGATGGCTATGCAGCAGCAATCTATTGCAGCACAGCAAAATATGCAATCGCAACAGATGGCAGCAGGTATTGCTATGCAAAAAACAGAAGCCGAAACTAATGGCAAGATTAAAATCAAGCAGGCAGAGGTTGCGTTTGAGATTGAGAAGCTGAAGCAAGAGGCTGTTCTAAAAAGCAAGCTGATGGCAGAGGAGTTCCAATACAATCAACAGATGTATAAGATGCAGCAGCAATCTATTGATTCTAGGGAGACTGCAAAAGAAGATGCAAAGACTAATAGAATAACACAACAGAACACACAGCAGTCTAAGCTAATTGAGCAAAGACAAAACAATTTACCTCCAATTAGATTTGAATCTAATGAGGATAGTTTAGATGGTTTTGATTTGGCAGAGTTCTCTCCAAGATAGTAGATTATGATTGTAATGTGTATATTGCTATTCATAATAGCACTAATTGGTAACGATAAAAGCAATTAAATTTTTTTTATTAAATTTGTAATGTAATGGAATTGAAAGTAAGAGAAGTAAGTGTAGAAGAAAACAAGTCCGTTCAAGAAGTAGAACAAGAACTTGTTGAAAAACACCAACAAGAATTAAATGAAGATACAACCTCAACGGAGGGTGTAGTTGCCAATGAATCTACTGAGGATGTAATAGATGAAGCCGAAGGGCAGCTTACATCTAAAGAGTTGGGCGATGATGATGTGCTTGAGTACATTAGGAATCGTTACAACAAGGACATATCATCTATGGATGATTTGTTAGAGGAGAAGTCATCCAATGAAGAACTGCCCGAAGATGTTGCAGCGTACTACGAGTACAAGCAAAAGACAGGAAGGGGAATGAGTGACTATATCAAACTCAATAGAGATTTTGATAAGATGGATGACAACCAACTTCTAAAAGAGTTCTACATAGCAAATGGCGATGCCTTTGATATGGAGGATGTAGAGTTGTTAATGTCTGAGTTTTCATACGATGAAGACTTGGATGATGAGAACGACATCAAGAGAAAGAAGTTGGCAATGAAAAAGGTTGTTAAGAAGGCTAAAGGTTTCTTCAATGATCAGAAACAGATGTACAAAGAACCACTTGAGTCAAGTTCGGTTCAAATGTCTGAGGATGACAAGAAGGAGCAGGAGGCTTATCGACAATATATAGAGCAGTCTAAGACTTATGAGCAGGAGGTAAAAAGAAAGCGTGAATGGTTTGAGAAGAAAACCAACGAGGTATTTTCAGATTTCAAAGGTTTTGATTTCAATTTAGGAGATACCACGCTAAGTTACAAACCTTCCAATGCTGATGAAATTCAAAAGTCTCAGTTATCTCCACAGAACTTTATTGCAAAGTATTTGGATGATAATGGGATGATGAATGATGCAGCAGGTTATCACAGGTCGTTAGCTGTAGCTATGAATCCTGAGAAGTTTGCTAAATTCTTCTATGAACAGGGTGCAGCGAGTGCGACAGAGAATGTTACTCGTAAAATCAAGAACATTCAGATGGATGAAAGAAAAGCACCCGAAGTTACTAAGAAGGGTGGAACTCAGTTCCGTTCAGTAAACAATGACTCAGGGCGTGGATTAAAAATTAAAAGTAAACGAAAGTAAAAAAAATAAGTTATGGCAGGTTCAATACAGGCAACGCCAACATTTGCGTTGCAACCATCGGCACAACAAGTGCCTTTACCTACGAACTATATCACAGACTTTAACTTCTTAAATCAGTATCTACCTGATACTTACGAGAAGGAGTTTGAGCGTTATGGTAATCGTACAATCTCTTCATTCCTTCGTATGGTAGGAGCAGAGATTCCTTCAAACTCTGATTTAGTAAAGTGGTCAGAGCAAGGTCGTCTTCATATTAAGTATACCAACTGTACAACAGCTACAGCAGCAGGCTTGGGAGCTGCTACATTCACAATTGCTGATGTAGGTGTTCCTGCATTTACTGCTAACAATGGTATCGCATTGAGAGTAGGACAGACAGTTATGATTTTCCGTAACGATGGTTCAGGTTCTAACAAGGCAATCATTACAGCAGTTAACTTGACAGCAGGAACAATTGATGTTGCATTCTACGAAGCAGCAGGTTTCACGAATGGCGATGCTGCAAATGTATTTACAGTATTTGTATATGGTTCTGAGTTCAAGAAAGGAACTAACGGAATGCAAGGAAGCCTTGAGGCAGATGATCTATTCTTAGAGAACTCTCCAATTATCTTAAAGGATAAGTATGAGGTATCAGGTTCTGATATGGCTCAAATCGGTTGGGTAGAAGTAACTACTGAGAATGGTGCTTCAGGATACCTATGGTATCTAAAGTCTGAGCATGAGACTCGTCTTCGTTTTGAGGATTACCTTGAGACTTCAATGATTGAGGCAATTCCTGCTGAGGGTGTAGTAGCCAATGGTGCAGCAGACGAAGGGTACAAAGGTACAGAAGGTATCTTCTACTCAGTAGAAAACAGAGGTAATGTATGGGCAGGTGGTAATCCTGCAACTCTACAGGAGTTTGATACAATCATCTCTCGCCTTGATAAGCAGGGTGCTATCGAGGAGAATGTATTGTTCATCGATAGAGATTTCGGATTCGACATTGATGATATGTTGGCAGGTCTTAACGGTTACGATGCTACAGGTGTCTCTCAAGGTGCATCTTTTGGTCTTTTCGATAACGATGCTCAGATGGCATTAAATCTAGGATTCTCAGGATTCCGTAGAGGATATGACTTCTACAAGTCGGATTGGAAATACTTGAATGATCCTACAATGCGTGGAGGACTTCCAACTGTAGCAGGTTCAGGTAGAGTAAACGGTCTATTAGTACCTGCGGGTACAACAAGCGTATACGACCAAGTTCTTGGTAAGAACGCTAAGAGACCATTCCTTCATGTTCGTTATCGTGCTTCTCAAACAGAAGACCGTAAGATGAAGACTTGGATTACAGGTTCAGCAGGT